TCAGCTGGTTGACGCTGGGACTCTATCGAATCTGCCTGGCGGTCTTAAAACTAAGGGCATGCGAGTCAAAGGAGATGACACTCCAATTGCACCCGGCGAGTTCCGAGATGTGGACGTCGCGGCTGGAACAATCAGAGACAACATCCTCCCACTTCCGTACAAAGAGCCGAGCCAAGTTCTTCTTGGATTGATGAACCAGATCGTTGAGGAAGGGCGCCGATTTGCTGCGGCGGCTGACCTCAAGATTGCTGACATGTCGGCCAACTCACCGGTTGGTACGACGTTGGCGATTCTGGAGCGCACGTTAAAGGTCATGTCGGCAGTGCAGGCGCGTATCCACTACGCGATGAAGCAAGAGTTGAAACTGCTGAAGGACATCATCCGGGACTACACGCCGGATGAGTACTCGTACGAACCGACAGAAGGATCGCCCCGTGCGAAGAAGTCGGACTACGACGATGTCGATGTCATCCCTGTCTCTGATCCTAACTCGGCCACGATGGCCCAGAAGGTGGTGCAGTATCAGGCGGTGATGCAGATGGCGCAGGTCAACCCACAGATCTATGACATGGTGGAGTTGAACCGTCAGATGTTAGAGGTTCTAGGTATTAAGAACGTCGGCAAGCTAGTTCCATCGGCGGAAGATCAGAAGCCAAAAGACCCTGTGTCCGAAAACATGGCGGTGTTGAATGGCAAGCCGGTCAAGGCGTTCATCTACCAGGATCATCAGGCGCACATTCAGGTTCACATGTCGGCCATGCAGGATCCGAAGATTGCGATGCTGATTGGCCAGAACCCTCGGGCTCAGATGATGCAGGCGGCGTTGATGGCTCATATTAATGAGCATGTGGCGTTCGAGTACAGAAAGCAGATCGAAGAGATGCTGGGCGTTCCACTACCGGAGATGGACAAGGAGTTGCCACCGGAGTTGGAAGTCGAGGTGTCTCGGATGATGGCGGCGGCTGCTGGCAAGTTGTTGCAGAAGGATCAGGCCGAGATGGCGCAGAAGCAAGCGCAGCAGACGGCGATGGATCCAATAGTCCAGATGCAGCAACAGGAACTCATGCTCAAAGGGCAAGAGTTGGAACTCAAGAAGCAGAAGTTGGTGGTGGAAGCTACCGAAAAGGCGGACAGAATCCGCATCGAGGAAGAGCGCATCGCCGCGCAGAAAGAGATCGCTGGCATGCAAGTCGGTGCCAAGTCGGCCAAAGACAAGGCAGACATGGAAGCCAAAATGGAGCTGGAAGGTATCCGTGTTGGCATGCAGATCGCCAAAGATCAGGCCGAGATGAACCGTCCACAACCGAAGCAACCGGCCAAAAAGAAGGACTAATTTATGGAAAAGGCGTTTGAAATACTTCTCAAACAAGTACGTGACAAGCGCGAACAGCTAGTTGAAGCCGTGTCCAACAGCGCGGCGCATGACTACGCTGAGTACCAGAAACTCTGTGGTGAGATCCGAGGTCTCTCAATTGCAGAGGGTTACATCCTAGACCTTGCTAAAAAAATGGAGTTTTCCGATGAGTGAATTGTTAATCGCCAGTCAAGATGGCGAAACTTCAACGCTGCCAGAAACAGCCGAGGAGAAGGCAAAGCAACTGCCAGAGCCTACTGGGTACCACATCCTAGTGGCGCTGCCGGAAGCCGAAGAGAAATTTGACAGCGGCCTCGTCAAAGCAGACCAAACCCTGTACGAAGAGAAGGTGCTAGCTACTGTCTTTTTTGTGATGAAAATGGGACCTGATTGTTACAAAGACGAAAAGAGATTCCCAAATGGTCCATGGTGCAAGGAAGGGGATTTTATTCTCGCCCGTCCGAACACTGGCACAAGGCTGAAGATCCACGGTCAAGAGTTCCGACTCATCAATGACGACGTGGTGGAAGCCGTTGTGCAGGATCCGCGCGGCATCAGCCGGGCTTAACAAAGGAGAAACAAATGGACAAGGAAGAGTTCAAGTTCCCGGACGAGGCGGAGAACAAGGCCGAAGCCGAAGAGAAGTTTGAGTTTGAAATTGAAGACGATACTCCGCCGGAGGATCGTGGCCGTCAGCCGATGCCAAAGGAGATCGTCGAGAAGCTGGAGTCTGACGAGCTGGAGGAATACTCGGAGGAAGTAAAGACCAAGCTCAAACAGCTAAAGAAGGTCTGGAACGACGAGCGCCGTGAGAAAGATCAAGCGTTACGGGAGCAGCAGGAGGCTCTTGCTTATGCCAAGCGGTTGATGGAAGAGAACAACTCGCTGAAAAGCAGGCTGAGTTCTGGTGAGCAGGCGTATGTAGCTACGGCTAAATCGGCGGCAGAGCTAGAGTTTGAGTCGGCCAAGAAGGAGTTCAAGGAAGCCTATGACCTGGGCGACTCTGAACAGATCCTTCAGGCGCAGGAGAAGCTGAACAGAGCGCAGTACAAATTACAGCGGGTGTCAGAATTTGTTCCGTCTAGACAAGAGGAAGAAGTTCCTGTACAAGCTGTTGCCAATACAGTACCTCGTCCTGACCAAAAGACGATAGCGTGGCAAGAGCGCAATCAATGGTTCGGTAAGGACGAAGAAATGACCAGCTTGGCTCTGGGCTTGCATCAGAAGTTGGTCAGTCAGTACGGCACGGCATATCCGTCCACTGATGAATACTGGCACAAGGTCGACGAAACTATGCGTCGTCGGTTCCCAGAGCATTTTGCAGACGAGGAGGAAGCTGAACCTCAAGGCTCTAAGCAGGAGGCAAAACCCCAGCGAGAGAAGCCTGCTCCGGTAGTAGCGCCTGCAACGCGCAGCACTGGGTCCAAAAAGATCACAGTCAAGCAGTCCGCAGTCGCCATGGCAAAGAAACTTGGCGTACCGTTGGAAAAATACGTGCAGGAAATGCAAAAATTGGAGGCGAGAAATGGCTGAGAATCGTATGCCCCGTAGTACAGAGAGTCGTAACCAAACGCAGCGTCCCCAGCAGTGGAGGCCGCCGGAGCTTCTGCCAGAACCAGATAAGCAACCGGGTTACAAGTACCGTTGGATTCGCGTTTTGCTCGGAGGACAGTCCGACGCCCGCAACATCTCTTCCAAGATAAGAGAAGGTTGGGAGCCGGTGAAGGTCGAGGAGCAGCCGCAATATGCACTGCTAGTCAATGGCGAGGGCCGGTGGAAAGACTGTGTCCAAGTCGGCGACGTGTTGTTGTGCAAGACGCCTGAAGAGCTGGCCGAGCAGCGTAATCAACATTACCTAGCTCAATCGGAACAGCAAATCAGAGCGGTGGACAACAACCTAATGCGTCAAAATGACCCACGTATGCCGTTATTCAAAGAGTCGAGTTCCTCGACCACGAAGGGCGGCGGTTAAACTTATTGGAGTTATAAATGGCATATCCTACTGTTGAAAAGCCCTATGGGCTTCAGCCGATCAATTTGATCGGCGGGCAGGTGTACGCCGGTTCGACTCGCCTATTCCGTATTGCTAGCGGCTACGCTACTAGCATTTACTATGGCGATGTAGTCAAGATCAACGCCGATGGCACTATTGTCAAAGAGACTGGCACGACTACAGCAGCACCGGTTGGCATCTTCTTGGGTTGCACTTACACGAACCCGTCCACTAACCAGAGATTGGGCTACCAGTACTACGCTGGTGGCACTGCTGCTCCTGACATCCAAGCGTACATCGTGGATGATCCAGACGTTCTGTTCAAAGTTGCTGCTGTTTCCACTGGTACTACCGTGGCTTTCTATAGCTCGGAGCAGATCGGTATGAACGCAGCGCTGGTTCAGAACAACGGCTCGAACACTACGGGTGATTCGCAGGTTGCAATCAACGGCACGACGTTTGCCACGACTGCATCTCTGCCAATCCGTGTGGTTGATATTGTTCCTGACACTTCTAATAGCGCTAACGGCTATTGCGAGTTCATTTGCAAATTCAACGCACCGTACATTGTTTCCACGTTCACGAACACATCGAACACTGTTACCTCAGTGGTAACTGGTGGTCATGCGTATCTGAACCCGACTGGTGTTTAAGGAGTAAGACATGGCTATTTCACGCGCACAACTACTGAAAGAGCTACTGCCTGGCCTGAACGCTTTGTTCGGCATGGAGTACGCTCGTTATGGTGAAGAACACAAAGAGATCTACGAAACCGAGACCTCTGAGCGTTCCTTCGAAGAAGAGACCAAGCTCTCTGGCTTTAGTGCCGCACCGGTCAAGAACGAAGGTTCTGCGATCCGGTACGACAACGGTCAGGAAGCTTGGACCGCACGATACAACCACGAAACCATCGCTCTGGGTTTCTCGCTGACCGAAGAGGCCATCGAAGATAACCTGTATGACAGCCTGTCGGCTCGTTACACCAAGGCGCTGGCTCGTGCGATGTCCTACACCAAGCAGGTGAAGGCGGCGGCAGTTCTGAACAACGGCTTCTCGTCCACCTATCCAGGTGGTGACGGCGTTGCTCTGTTCAGCACAGCCCACCCGCTGGTATCCGGCGGCACCAACAGCAACACACCGTCGACCCAAGTTGACCTCTCGGAAACCGCGTTGGAAAACGCAGTCATCCAGATCGCAGCTTGGACTGACGAACGTGGTCTGCTGATCGCCGCACGTCCCCGCAAGCTGATCGTGCCACCGGCACTCCAGTTTGTGGCCACCCGCCTGTTGGAGACTCAACTCCGTCCGGGAACCAATGACAACGACGTGAACGCGATCGTTAACAACGGTTCGATCCCGGAAGGCTATACGATCAACCACTTCTTGACCGATACGAACGCATGGTTCCTGACCACTGATGTTCCTAACGGCATGAAGCACTTTGTTCGTATTCCGTTGCAGAACTCGATGGACGGCGATTTCGACACAGGTAACGTACGTTATAAGGCTCGTGAGCGTTATTCGTTCGGCTGGTCGGATCCACTTGGTATGTTCGCATCTCAAGGTGCTTGATAGAAGGGGGGTTAAAAACCCCCCTTTTTTCATAGATTTATGCTATAACGCAGTAACTCCGGGAAACCCCGGTGAGGCAAACAGTCCCGGCTGACGACATGCAGATTGCCCCACCTAACTCGCATGTGAGGACAATTCGATGGCTGTATCTACTACCCAATCCATTTGGCGTTCGGGCGGCGGTGACAACACTCGCCAAGCCTACTGTGGCACCGGCGTCATGGCAGCAACTTTCTATGTTGCTAACGCGGCAGTCGCTGGCAACGTTGTTGTTGCTTCCGGCTCTACCGTCCCTGTAATTCTTCCTGCTAACGCTGTTGTTACATCGGTGATCATCACCAACGGCCTGACCAGCGGCACGATGAATGTCGGCTACACAACAATTGATGGCACGACTTCGAACGCTTCGTTCTATGTGTCTGCTTTGGCAGCGACTTCGGCTAAGACTGTGACTCCTGGCGCAACTGGCGCAGGCGCAGGCATCGGCACTGTTGGCAGCGCATCTCAGAACTTTACTGTTACTACACAGAGCGCAAGCTCGGCGGTAGGTGATGTTGCTGGCTACATTACTTACTACGTCACTGATCCCCTCTTTGGTCAGCAGAATAACTAATAGAGGCCGCTATGGCTATGCAAACAGACGTTTTTTCGTACCACGCAACAAACTCATCGCTTGCGTATGGCGCACGTACACGTTTGAAAGGCGTGGTTATATCCCCCGTTACGTCCGTAACTTTCAACTCATGTGTAGTTGATACCTTTGGGGCGTTGACGGGGACTTACGATATTCCAGGTTCGACAGTATGTACCGTAACCATTACCAATCATGGCTTGTCGAATGGCGCAAAGGTTGGCTTCAACTTTACTACTGGCGCGGGAATAGATGATGCATATGTTGTGTCAAATGTAACGATCAATACGCTCACCATAACCACGGCCAATCTAACCTCTAACGGCAACGTCACGATGTATCCTAAAGTCTTGACCGAACTGGATTCATCTTCGGGAACGGCTTTTTATACATTGATTCCCGGTGAGGGGATTCTTGCTACAGAAGGGTTATTCTGTCTGCTGCCATCTGCCAACGTAACTATGACTATTTTTTACGGATAGGAATAGCTTGTGATGCAAACGGACGTTAAATCTGCGATTGCAAAAAATACAGGGCTGCTTGTAACCATGATCCCTGTACGCTTGAAATCCATCACGGTAACAAGCGCGACAGTATCGGCAAGAAATATTTCCGTATGTGACCCAACGGTTCAAAAATCTGGCACGTATTCTCGTACAAGCCCTAGCGCTACAATCACCGTCACAATAACGAATCACGGTTTTGTTACTGGGCAACGAGTGTTTTTAGATTTTACGTCTGGCGCTGGTCGGGATGGTGCATACACGATTACGAAAACTGGCGATGATACGTTTACCTGTGTCGATACTGGCGTAACTTCTACGACGAGCGGCGATGTTACAGCGTATAGCAAGATTTTTTTAGAGGTTGATACCTTCAATACCATCGGCTTGCCTATTACGATTCCAGGCCAAGGTATTTACTGCGCTAACGGTATGTTTGTTGGATGTGGTGCGTCTGTAACGGCAACGGTGTTCTATGGCTAAGAAAACCCCATCTCTGTCTATCGGGCGCGGCGAGAAGCTGCCGGTATCTAAGGGTGCGGGTTTGACTGCCAAAGGGCGGGCTAGGTACAACAAGGCTACTGGCAGCAACTTGAAGGCGCCACAACCAGAGGGTGGCCTACGCAAGAAATCTTTTTGCGCAAGGATGTCAGGAATGCCTGGCCCATTGAAAGATGAAAAGGGTAGGCCGACTAGAAAGGCGGCTGCTCTAAAAAGATGGAAATGCTAACTGTGGATCTTGCATTTGTCTGGAACGGCGCTCTATCGCTGTTTGTTGGCTTGTTTGCGTATATCGCGCATGAGAAGTTCTCCGAGCTAGCGCGGATCACGATCTTGTTGAACAAGACCCGTGAGGAAATTGCTCGTGACAACGTGACCAAGGCGGAAGTGGATCGCATCACGGATCATATAGATCAGCGGTTCAATCGGCTGGAAACGAAAATAGACCAGTTAATTGAATCTCAACGGAGAGTGTTATGAAAAAGAAGGCCAAGCGCTATCAAGAAGGCGGTGTTTTGCGTGACCGTTTCGGTAATCCAGTGCGATCTGGTTCCGGCGAAGCGGTAAGAACCAGATACCCAGAGCGTTCTTACGATGAGCAGTCTACTGCCGACATGACTGAGAGCAGCGACTACAGCGGTCGTCGCATGAAGTCGCCAGAGCGCAGCATGTCTGACATGGACTCTGACAGCTCGTACATGCCAAGCGGTCGCACGCCAAGCATCGGCTACGGCGGTGGCGAAGATGAAGAACCAAGACGCACAATTACAAGCAGAAAATTAAGCGAGGATGAAACTCCATCGGCCGAGGTAATTAAAAAGAAGAAAACCATTACCCGCAAGCCTGCTGTAAAAACGCCTAAGCGTGCAAGTCAGTCGTTTGGCGTGGATGAGAGTGGCATGGAAGAGCGTCGTAATGCTGCATCTGCGTTTGCTAGCAAGCCAACCACTCGAGGGCGCACGGCTGCGGAAATTAGGTCTGGCAAGCCAGCTGGTGAAGAAACAAAAAGTGGATTTGGTCCAAAGTTTACGTATGGCACTCCAGAGCAACTTGAGAAAGCGCGCAAATCTTATTACTCTGGATTTGAGTCTAAGCCTACCCGAAGCGCTGCGGACATACGAGCTGGTCGTGGCATGAAGTCGGGCGGCAAAGTTTCTGCATCATCTCGTGCTGATGGTATCGCCCAGCGCGGCAAAACCAAGGGAAGGATCTGCTAATGAACATGCCACAGATTCAAGCTCGCATTACAGAGCTTGAGGCGCGTCGGGCACGTGGCGAGTCTGTGCCAGAGCTAGATGCTTTGTACAAGAAGATGGACGCTATGACCGAAGAAGGCTATCGCACTGCGACTGGCGAAAGTAAGCCAAAAACAGAAAAGAAGGCTCGTGGCGGCATGGTTGGATCTGCTTCTAAACGCGCTGATGGCTGCGCTATTCGGGGCAAAACCAGAGGGAAAATGGTATGAGAAAGCGCAGAAAGTTTGCTGACGGTGGTGTCACCGGTCAGACGCAGCAGCCGACATATCCGTTCTACGGCAATCAGCCCATGGCTGGTGGTCAGAGTGGTGGCATGAATCAGACGTTCAACATGCAGCCACAAGCCATGTCTGGTCCGAATGATCAGATGACACAGCGTTTTGCCAAGGGCGGCCAAGCCAAAGTTGGCAAGGTGATGGGCGAGTTCAAAGCCGGCAAGCTGAAGTCTTCGTCCGGTCAGAAAGTTACCAATCCCAAGCAGGCCATTGCAATCGGTCTTTCCGAGGCTGGCCTTTCCAAGAAAGCCAAAGGAGGCGAGATGAAAGAGTCAAAAGCAATGGTCAAGAAGGAAGTGTCATTCATGAAGAAGAAGGGCGCTCCCAAGTCGATGGTCAAGCATGAGATGGCAGAGGCTGGCATGAAGCACGGCGGCAAGGTCAAGAAGATGGCGATGGGCGGCTACGCTGATGGCGGTATGCCGATGGTCATGAAGGACGGCCAGAAGGTGCCAGCTTTCGCAGCTGACGGTAAGGGCAAGATGGCTAAAGGTGGCATGGCTATGAAGAAGATGGCTTCTGGTGGTCTAGCTGCTGGTCACAAGGCTGCTGACGGCGTTGCTATGAAGGGCAAGACCAAGGCGATGCAGGTCAAGATGAGCGGCTCTACTGGCATGAAAAAGGGCGGCATGACCAAGATGAAAAAAGGCGGGTACTGCTGACATGATGAAGTCACGCGGAATGGGAGACATCTCCCGTACCAAGATGCCCGGCGGGAAGAAGAAGTCTCGTCGGGATAACACCGACTTCACGCAGTACAAAGAAGGTGGCAAGGTCAATGCTGCGGGCAACTACACGAAGCCTAGTCTACGTAAGCGGATCGTGGCGCAAGTGAAAGCGGCAGCAACGCATGGCACCGGTGCAGGGCAGTGGTCAGCCCGCAAGGCGCAGCTAGTAGCCAAGAAGTACAAAGCGGCAGGTGGGGGATACAGAGATTGAAAGCCCCGCAACAGTCGCTGAAAAACTGGGGTGACCAGAAATGGCGCACTAAGAGCGGCAAACCGTCATCAAAGACTGGTGAGCGGTATTTGCCGGAGAAGGCGATCAAAGCTTTGAGTCCGGCGGAGTATGCGGCAACGACGAAAGCAAAGCGAACAGGCAAGGCAAAAGGCAAGCAGTTTGTTAAACAGCCCAAGGGCATAGCACAGAAGACTGCGAGATTCAGGTAATGGCGTACACGACATCCACAACAGCGTTTAACCCAGACCTCAACGAGATATTCGAAGAGGCGTTCGAGCGTTGTGGCTTGGAGATGCGCACGGGGTATGACTTCCGCACGGCGCGTCGCAGCCTGAACTTGCTGCTGACGGAGTGGGCTAATCGCGGCATCAATTTGTGGACTATTGAGTCGGCAACGATCCCGCTTGTACAAGGGCAGATTACCTATGATCTACCTATTGATACCGTGGATCTACTGGAACATGTTATTCGAACTAATCCCGGTCAGATTGGTACCCAGTCGGACATCAACATCAACCGTATCTCTGTCTCCACGTACGCAACGATCCCGAACAAGCTCACGCAAGGTCGGCCGATCCAAGTCTGGATAAACCGCCGCAGCGGGCAGACAACTGACGTACCTGGTGCTACACCACAGAATCCGCAGATTAACGTGTGGCCATCGCCAGATCAGGGTACAGCGCAGACACCGTACTACTACTTTGTGTACTGGCGGCTGCGTAGGATGTTTGACGCGGGCAACGGTGTGAATGTTGAGGACATCCCATTCCGTTTCCAGGAGCCGCTGATCTGCGGGCTGGCATATCGGTTGGCGATGAAGTTACCGGGTGGTTTGGAGCGACTACAGTTTTTGAAAGCGCAGTACGACGAGTCGTGGGAAATGGCGGCAGGCGAAGATCGGGAAAAAGCCCCGGATCGTTTGGTGCCTCGAATGATTACGTACAGGTGATCTGTGCCAAGTAAGTATGCAAGTGGCAAGAAGTCGATTGCGGAATGTGACCGCTGCGGCTTCCGGTTCATGTTGAAAGAGTTAAAGACACTGACGATCAAGACGAAGAACGTCAACATCAAGGTGTGTAAGACGTGTTGGGAGCCGGATCAGCCACAGTTGAGTCTTGGCATGTACCCGGTGAACGACCCGCAGGCAGTGAGAAATCCGAGGCCGGACAAGTCTTACTGGCAGTCGGGATTGACGGGATTGCAGACGGACAACACCTCTGGCACGAACATATTGCAGGATGGTTTCCCTGCCGGTGGTAGCCGGATCATCCAGTGGGGTTGGGCACCGATAGGTGGGGCTAGGGCGAATGACGATGGACTGACGCCAAACAATCTAGCGCCGGTGACGATTGTGGCAAACGTGACTATCAACTAGGAGTAAGAGATGGACAAGATGAGAAAGGTCGCCAAGGCAGAGGTCAAGGCACACGAAAAGCGCATGCACAAAGGCATGAAAAAGGGTGGCGTAACTACATCTGATCTGAAAAAATACGGGCGCAACGAGGCACGTATTCATAACCAGAAAACCAAGTGAGGTCGATATGGCTAAGTACTCAATGAAGATGGGCGGGAAAGAAGTTGGACCCGCTTCGGTTTACGCTCCGCCTCACACGATGACTGGCAAGGCTGTGTCCGCCAAGCTGAAGAAGATGCAAGACCCGAACAATATCGCAGTGGACAAGCTTGGTCCAAGAACTGCGGTGCAGCGCGTGTCTGCGGGCGATCCTGGTCGGGAAGATACGAAGACGACCGGCATCAAGATCCGTGGCACTGGTGCTGCTACTAAGGGTGTAATGGCTCGCGGCCCGATGGCATGACATATACAGAGTTAGTCAGCGCGATTCAGGCGTACACGGAGAACTACGACTCAGACTTTGAGTCGTACATTCCCACGTTCATACGCCAGACAGAAACCCGCATCTACAATGCGGTGCAGTTGCCGTCTATTCGCCGCAACTCCACTGGCATCATGCAGACGGGTAACAAGTACTTGACTGCTCCCAACGATTTCCTAGCGGTGTACTCCATGGCTGTGATTGAGAACTACGGCACAGCGACTGAGGAGTATCACTACTTGCTGAACAAGGATGTGAACTATATCCGTGCTGCGTATCCCACGCCGGCAGATCAGGGCTTGCCCAAGTACTACTCGATCTTCGGACCGCAGGTGACGAGCAACGTGGCGGTAGATGAGCTGACGTTTATCTTCGGCCCAACACCGGATCAGGCGTACACGCTAGAGCTGCACTACTACTATTACCCAGAGTCGATTACGACGGCTGCTGACGGCCGCACGTGGCTGGGTGACAACTACGATCCGGCGCTGTTGTACGGCTCTCTGCGTGAGGCTTACCTGTTCATGAAGGGCGAGCAGGATTTGATTGCCAACGTCGAAGCCAAATACAACGAAGCTATGGGCGAACTGAAACGTCTGGGCGATGGTATGGAGCGTCAGGATGCGTACCGCAGTGGTCAGGTTAGGGTGAAAGTAACATGACGATTTACCAAGGCCTGACTACGTCGTTCAAGGTGGACATCTTAAATGGACGCCAGAACGTCGCGTCCAACACGCTGAAGATGGCACTGTATGACGGCTATGTAGAGATGGGCGAGAGTACGACTGAATACTCGCCAACGAATGAGGTAACCGGTGCTGGATACACGGCGGGCGGAAACACGCTAGCCAACGTGTCGATATCTTCTACCAGCAACGGGATTGTGTATGTAAGCTTTGACAATGTTTCATGGACATCGGCGCAGTTTGTTGCGCGGGGTGCGTTGATCTACAACGCCACTGTAGCGAACGCGTCGATAGCCACGTTGGATTTTGGTAGCGACAAGACGCAGGCTGCCAATGGCACATTTACGGTGACGTTGCCTCCCAACACATCGTCCAGTGCGTTAATACGTATTAACTGAGGAGTCATCATGACGATTGAGAAATCAAAATCCAGCGAGACCGTAAGCGCCAATACTGAGCGCAAGACGGGTTTTGCTGAAGGTGCGTCCGGCGGTGGTGTGTTTACTGTCACCTGCTACGACAGCGAGGGCAACCAGAAGTGGGTGGACATGGGTTCCAACCTGGTGGTGAACACCGGCTTGCAGGACATGAACACCAAGTACTTCAAGGGTTCGACCTACACGGCTGCGTGGTACATCGGCCTGATCAACAATACATCGGCTTCGACCACGTTCTCCGGTGGAGATACGTTGGCATCTCACGTTGGTTGGGATGAGAACTCTAGCTACAGCGGCAACCGTCCGCAGGTAACGTTTGGCAATGCCACGCTGGCAGATCCATCCAACATCAACAACTCGGCTTCGTTGGCAACGTTCACCATGACTGCGAACGCTACGATCTCGGGTGCCTTCCTGTGCAACGTACCAACTGGCACGTCTGGCTTGTTGTTTTCGGCGGCAGACTTCCAAGCGCCGGGCGACCGCACGGTGGTCACCGGTGACGTTTTGAACGTGACGTACTCGTTCAACCTTGATGCGACTTGATAGGGGATGGCCATGTTCAAAAAAGGCGATGTTGTAAAGCTGAAGGCCGTAGTGCCACAGGGTCCGATCATCAAGATGCGCATGGACGATGATGGCAGTATCTGGTGCTTGATGGAGTGGACTGCCGATGACGGCCAGGTTCACAGTCGTTGGTTCATGGATAGTGAGTTAGAGGCTGCGGAGTAATGTGTGGCAATTGTCGACGGCGGGTTTGGTAGTGGCACATGGGGCGAGGCTGGCTGGGGTTGCTCAGTCTACTACCCTGTCATATCAAATGGCGGCTGGGGCAATGGTGCGTGGGGTGCTGATGGTTGGGGTCTGGGTGATGGCGGGTTGGTCAAAGCTCTTGACCGAGTTAGCTCAGAGATACAGCCCAGGATCGTTGCAAACATTGCAGAGTCTGTTGTTGTTACTGATGTTTACCTTGCTGCTGTTGCCCTTGGCGTATCTGTCACCGACACAGCTGCTGGAGCTGATAGTGTTGCATCTACCAAGTCGGTTACCGGTGTTGTAACGGAGAGCGTAACAGGCAACGACACAGTCAGATCGCTGGTCACGGTAAATGGCAGAATCAGTGAGACGGCGCAGACGGTAGACGTAGTAAGCAGTTTGGCAAATGTAAACTCTCGGGTATCTGAGAGTGCGGCGGCAAGTGATGAAGTTACTGGCATTAGAAACAGGTTCGGGACGGTCAGCGAGTCGGCAGCAGGGAATGACACAGTAGCTTCGCAGGTTGCGCTGATTGGCGTGGCGGCAGAGACGGTAGCAGCGCAGGATCAGGCAAGGGCTGTATTTGGTGTATCTGGGAGTGTTAGTGAAACCGCAAATGCAACAGATCTACCTGATGGATTTAACACCGTATCGCTTGCTGTTAGCGAGAGTGCGTCTGCATCTGTTGAGTTCTCTACGCTGGTCACCTTTGCTGTCAGCGTGGACGAAGCGGCAGCGGCTTCAGATCTTGCTAGCGCGAGTGCCAGTTTCATTGCGCGGATCAACGAAACCGTCGTGGCAGAAGATGTGGCACGTCGCAGATTTTTGTGGGAACTTATTGAGACAGGTGGTAACGTCACTTGGTCAGTTATTAACACCGCCGGCGCCGATACTTGGGCGCCTATAAACACGGGTAACGCAGCCACATGGACGCTCATCAATACAATCTAAGGAAAGATCATGGCTAGTACATATTCCCAGCTAAAGATCGAACTGATCGGCACCGGTGATCAGGCTGGTACTTGGGGTACGACGACGAACGTCAACCTTGGGACGGCGCTGGAAGAAGCGATTACCGGATCGGCTAACGTCACGTTTGCCAGCTCCAACGTCGCTCTCACCCTGGCTGACACGAACGCCACGCAGGTAGCGCGTAACCTAGAGCTGAACCTAGTTGGCACGATTACCAACCAGCAGACGCTGTTCATCCCGGCGATAGAGAAGCAGTACATCGTCGTCAACAGTCTGTCGAACGCGGTGGTGATCTCCAACGGCACAAACGCGTCGCCAACAGGTACGACGGTCAGAATCCCATCTGGCAGGTCGATGACCATCTTCAACGACAGCATCAACGTCGCTGAGACTACGACTTATATCACCGAGTTCAGAGCGTCTAACGTCACAATTGACAACCCGCTGACGGTAGCTAACGGCGGCACAGGCAGAGCAAACCTGACACTCGGCAGCGTGTTGGTTGGCAATAACACGGGCACTGTGACGCTGGTAGCACCTGGCACAGCAAACAACGTACTCACAAGTAACGGAACGCATTGGGTCAGCCAAGCTCCTGCTGCGTCTGGCGTATCAACAGGTAAGGCTATCGCTATGGCGCTCATCTTCGGATTTTAGCGGCCAAATGTTACACTGTGGCTTTTGGGAGATAAAGCCATGTGGACAGATGAGCAGAGGAAAGCAGCAAGCGAAAGAGCAAGGGCTAGGTGGGCGGATCCTGAGTACAGGAAGAGGCAGGGTGATTCAATCAAGAAGCCACCTTGCTGCCCGAAGTGCGGTGAAACAGATATCGTAAAGTTTTACGTTGACAAGAGTGGCGGCAGAACCAATAGCGTATGTCGCGAATGTCACAAGGAAGGATGTAGAGACAGATGGCATCAGAGGACTTGGATTGATCGGTGGGCATCGCGCAATTACAAATACGGAGTTAGCAAAGAGTTTTTGATTGAATTGTATGAAAACCAACAAGGCAAATGTAAGATCTGCGAAATGAAACCGCAAACCGTCAGAGGTCTCCATGTTGATCATTGTCATTCGACGGGCAAGGTGAGAGGTCTTTTATGCCATGGTTGCAATGTTGCAATTGGATCTATGAAAGAAGATCCTAAAATTCTATCCAAGGCCATCGAATACTTAAGGAGTTATCAAAATGGCAAACCCGAACATAGTCAACGTCACGCAGATCTACGGTCAGACGACATATCTGACGCCTGCGAACACAGCATCGTTTGTGCTGGTGACCAACACAGTCAACTCTGGCAATGTCTTCAAGCTGGATCAGATTGTTGCTGCTAACCAGACGAACACGGCGGCAAACTGCACGGTGATGATTTTTACCAGCGGTAACGTGGTGGCTGGTAACGCGGTGGTGACAAGCAGCAGCAACGCTTTCCCGATTGCGTCCAACATCTCGGTGCCTGCATTTGCGTCGCTGATCGTGATGGATAAAACAACGGCTACGTATCTGACAGAAGACCGCGCGGTGGTGGTAGCAAGCGGTACTAACAGTGCGCTTTCATTCTCAGTAAGCTACGAACAGATCAGCTCGTAAGGATTAGCATGGCTATTCACGGCTATCCCGGTGGAGTTATAAGCGCAACAGCGCCGCTACTTTCTGGCATCTGGACGCTTGGGGCGCTTCCTAGAATTGTTATTACTGAAATATTTACTACTTCAGGATCTTGGATTTGTCCTATTGGCGTAACTGCTGTTGACTACCTTGTTGTTGCTGGCGGCGGTGGTGGGGGTTACTACGGCGGCGGCGGCGGCGCTGGTGGTTTTCGCACAGGCACTGGCTTGTCAGTTACTGCTGGGACTGCTTACACAGTCACTGTTGGTGGCGGTGGGTCATCTGCTTCTCTAGGTATAAATAGCTCTTTTTCAACTATTTCTTCAACCGGAGGCGGCGCCGGAGGTGATATTAGTGGAGGAGTGCAAAACGGTGGTAGTGGGGGTTCTGGTGCTGGAGGCAGATTTGGCGGCACTGGTGGCACAGGAAATCAAGGAGGGTATACACCATCCGAGGGAAGTAACGGCGGCGGCAGCGACCAAAATCCTAATTATTCTGGTGGCGGTGGTGGTGGCGCAAGCGCAGTTGGTGGCGCTGGCGCGGGAAATACTGCTGGTAAAGGAGGGAATGGCACATCATCTTCAATATCTGGTTCTAGCGTAACTTATGCTGGAGGTGGAGGTGGAGGTGGATTTGGAACAATAACTGCTGGGACTGGGGGCACAGGAGGCGGCGGCAATGGCGGTGCAACTGCTGGTGCGCCAGGAACAGCAGGAATAGCAAATACTGGCGGTGGCGGCGGTGGCGGAAATGGAGTTGTTTCACCAGCCTCTGGCGCAGGTGGCTCCGGCGGCTCTGGTATTGTCATCATCAGATACGTATCTCCAAGACAACCGCTTACTTACACATTTACAGCGTCTGGCTCTTTGACTGTTCCTACTGGTTATACGTCGGCAGAATATCTAGTTGTAGCTGGCGGCGGTGGCGGTGGAGCTATTGCAGGCGGCGGTGGCGGCGGTGGCGGCATGCGTGTTGCATCAGGTTTTTCTGTTACAGCCGGTACTACTTACACAATTACAGTTGGTGGTGGAGGTGCTGGCTCTTCAAGCACAAGCGTTAAAGGCACATCTGGATCGAACTCGGTGTTTTCTACGATTACCTCCAACGGTGGCGGTGGTGGCGGCTCAAACACCTCCATAAAAGGAGAGGATGGCGGATCGGGCGGCGGCGAAAGTGGCACGGGCGCTCCTGTAGGCACTAGAGGGTTGGGCAACACGCCAGCAACCACACCATCTCAGGGTGCTAATGGCGGCCTTCATTCTCAATCTGGCTCTTATGGGTCTGGCGGTGGTGGAGGTGGTGGCGCTCTTGGCGCTCAAGGCGACAGTGGAACTAGCACGAGAGGTGGCAACGGCGGCAATGGCACTGCTAGTGCTATTGGCGGCTCCAGCGTTACTTACGCTGGCGGCGGTGGTGGATCAACATTAGACAATCCAGGCACTCCGGGAATCGGTGGTGCTGGTGGTGGCGGCAATGCTTCTTCGTCTGGCAACGGGTCAAACGGAACGGTGAATTTGGGCGGTGGTGGCGGTGGCGCTGCATACGGCGGCGGAACCGGTGGCTCCGGCGGCTCTGGCATTGTCATCATTAAATTGAACTAACAAAGGTGAAGCATGAGCGGTAACTATCCCGGAAACTTCATCACAAGACAGCCGATCACGGTATCTACCACGCAGGCATCAGGCGTGTGGACGCTGCAACAGGCATTGCAGTTTATAAGGGCAGGTACGTGGCCGCAGCCGCCCGCGTCGCCGCCTTTTATGGTTGAAACATTCACTGCTACTGGATCGTGGACATGTCCTGATGGTGTGACCGAGGTTGAGTATCTTGTTGTTGCTGGTGGCGGCGGCGGCGGGAATACTTTTGCGGGCGGCGGCGGTGCTGGCGGTTTTCGCACAGGCACTGGTTTTTCTGTAACTGCTGGCACAACTTACACAATAACGGTGGGTGGCGGTGGAGCGGGTCAAACAGCTTTTGATACAGGAAGAGGAGCAACTGGATCAAATTCTGTATTCAGCACGATCACTTCGAATGGCGGCGGCGGCGGTGGTTCGTATCAAGCAGTTCCAAACAATAGTGGGGCTAGTGGTGGTTCTGGCGGTGGCGGCAGCGTATTAAATGCCCCTCCGTACTCCGCTGGCGTAGGAGGAACTGGCAACACGCCATCTACATCGCCATCACAAGGAAACAATGGTGGTGATGCGGTAGGACTAGGAAACACCGTTTATTCTTTAGGCGGTGGCGGTGGCGGTGCTGGCGCGGCAGGCGCATCTGCTACGACAAATAACGCTGGAAGCGGTGGTAATGGTACTGCGTCATCAATCAGTGGATCGTCGGTCACTTACGCTGGCGGTGGTGGTGGCGGAGCAGATAATCGCGCTCCGTCAACCGCTGGTGGAACTGGTGGCTCTGGTGGAGGCGGTGCAGGCGGTAATGGTGTGACTGGACAAACGAATGGTACTGCCGCTACGACCAACAGTGGTGGCGGTGGTGGCGGTGGTGGTTATGTAAGTAGTCCTCAATCTTTGGGCAATGGTGCTAACGGCGGCTCCGGCATTGTCATCATCAAGTACCAAGCGCCTGCTAACCGAGTGCTATCTTTCACCGGCTCATCTCAATGGACTTGCCCAGCAGGTGTGACCAGCGTTGATTATCTGGTCGTGGCTGGTGGTGGGGGCGGTGGTGGGAATAGAGGTGCTGGTGCAGGCGCTGGCGGTTTTAGAACGGGTACAGGATTGTCTGTAACAGCCGGCACCACTTATACAGTTACAGTTGGCGCTGGAGGTGCGGGCGGAGGTATAAACGCAAGAGGAAGTAACGGATCTAATTCTGTCTTTAGCACCATCACCTCAAACGGCGGGGGGTTTGGCGCAGGAAATAGTTTTGGCGGTGCCGCCAACGGCGGCAATGGTGGATCTGGAGGTGGAGCGGGGGGTTCTTCAGGAGCGCCTGGCACAGTTGGGGTTGGCAACACTCCATCAACCTCTCCATCTCAAGGGAATAATGGTGGATTAGCTAGTGGCACTGCTGCTGGCGGTGGTGGCGGTGGGGCAGGCGCCATTGGTAATGATGCAATTACAACAGGTGGAAATGGTGGTAATGGCAGTGCGTCATCAATAACCGGTGCATCGGTAACTTATGCTGGCGGTGGTGGCGGAGGATCGGTTTCTGGAACCCCTGCCGGTTTGGGTGGTACGGGCGGCGGCGGAAACGGCACGGCTAATGACACTACAGGAGGGTCAGGAACTGCTAACACTGGTGGCGGAGGCGGCGGGGGTGGTGGCCTAGCTTCTGGTGCCTCAGGTGGCGGTGGCGGTTCCGGCATCGTAATTATCAAACTCAATCAATAAACACATGAACGACTCAAAAATCTACATGATGTACGGTATTGACACAGCTATGCACCTGTTACGTCCGGGCGCAAAGTGGGAGATCAGCAACAGCCATTTCAGCCGTTGGGAGGATCCACGCCCCTGCCCGACCATGGAAGAGGTGTACGACACCATGGAGAAGATCAAAGCTTTTGAGGACAGCATCAACACGATCTGGACTGAAGAGCAAATGGATG